CAGTTCCTTCATTTAAACCAGCACCACTATAAGATCCATTATAACCGAAGCTAGCAATTTTACTAAAATCTTTTCTTAATGCAATACATCCTACTTTAGTTGTAGAAGAATTAGAAAGATTTTTAATGTTTTCTAAAATCTTTGTAAATGTATTAAGCTTTAGCTGAAGTCGCTGAATTTTGGTATCCATTTGCTCTTAATTAGTTTGGCTCTCATTTTAATGCCTGGTTCTTTACTCAATGATTTAGCAAGTTTAATGTTTTCTTCATCATCATCAAAAAATGTAAAATCATTAAAACCCATTTCCATAAATTTTCTAAATGCTTCCTTTTTTCTTTCAGCAGTAGATCCTTTAAAACCTAATGATGTATCATTGATAGCAAATATGTATTGAGGATTTATATTAATACCATTATGAGCTAAAAATTGTTGTATGAGTTTTGCATCATCTCTTGCTGTTATGATACCAACAGCTTTACCTTTTTGGATAGTTCTTTTTAAAATAGAAAATACCCATTCTATAATTTTACCACCTTTAAGAATATCTAAACTTTGAAAATCTGAAAAGTCCATCTTATCATTTGGTCTTTTCCTAAATGTATTAAATTCCTGTGGAGTAAGTTCAGTAGAAAATCCAGTTTTAGGATTATGAACTTTAATTTTACTGCGAGTAACTACAAGAGTATCATCCACATCAAATATGGTAATTGCATTTCTTTTATTTGCTTCAAATAGCCTCACTTTAAATTTTCCTTTTATTATTTATCAATAAAATATGTAGAACACATTAGATGTACTTAAAAGGTGTCTGCGATTAGCAATCCCTTCCGTTAGCATAAACATGTTTTAGTACAGGAAATCTTAGTGAATATCCACCGGTCTGATTTTTACTTTCTTCAAAATATTGAATAGTTACAGTTTTACCTATGATGTCCTGTGGAGATTCATAATACATTTCTCTTTGTTCTTTAGAGAAACCTGATCCTACACTAACTCTACATCCTTTATGTTCAATTATAATACTGCTTAAACATTCTCTTTCTACTTGTTTACCATTTTCTGTCCATCGGATATTTCCGTTGATTGCATCTAGGACAGTATATTCTGCATCATGGAATTTTTTAACCTTTAAAAGATTGTGGCTTCTTTTACCTTCATATCCTACATTCTTTCTAACCATGATTCCTTCAAATCCTGCCTCTTCAGCATCCTTTGCCATTTCAGTAAATTGACCTTCATTTGAAATTTGTTCTTGTGGAAGAAATTCTAAACGAGAACAATCAATACTTTCTGGAAGTAAATCATATCCGTTTTTAAGTCTTTCAACAAGTGGTGTAGTTCCTACTTGGTTATCAAATTCTTCTAAAGTTAAATAATCAAATACAAAGAATTTAGGATTATCAATTTGATGGTTCTTTTTTCGGATCTGTTTCATGATGCCTTGGAAATCTTCATTACCATTTTCATCCACCATACAGATCTCTCCATCTAAAATAAAGTTACCTGGAATCTTTAGAATTTCATTTTCCAAATTACCTAGAGTTAAAAATTCTTTACCACTTCTAGAAAGGAATGTTACAATATCATTTTCTTTTCGGCAAATACAACGAACACCGTCCAATTTTCTAGATCCGAACCATTCATCATTTACAAAATCTGTTCTTTTAGGATTATAAGGATTTGCCAATGCAACCTTAAATGTTGGTATACATCCTGGAATTACTTTGTTAATAGAACTGGTAGATGCACCCATTTTAAGGTCTCTATCAATAATATTAAAAATCAGATCCTCATATTGTATATTCTCTAAGATAAATCTATTTACATTTGCAATTGCATTATGCCCAGTACAAACTCGGTTTGCTAAATCATCCAATAGAGTAAAAATGCTACCATAAGTATTTGCATGGCCAAGTAGTTCAGAATTCTTTTTACAATTCTTGCTTGTTACATTATACTTCTTATAAGGATTATAAGTATAATTAAAAATCTTTTGTAGAAATTCACTATCAGAATGTTTCTTAATAGTTTCAATTTTGTAGTTACCTGAAGATGATTCCTTCATTTCATCAATAAAGGATTGTAGGTAATCGAAGTTGTTTGTTTGTTCAGTCATATTCCGTTTAATTTATTATAATATAAATATAATACATTTTCTTGGGATCTGAACTATAAATTCTTGTTTTTTTCAAAAAGTTATTAACAATTTTAAAACAAAATTGTCGGGATGGCAGGATTCGAACCTGCGACCTCCTCGTCCCAAACGAGGCGCGATAACCGGGCTACGCTACATCCCGTTTGTTGTCCCTGGAGGGATCGAACCTCCACTCTTCTGGACCAAAACCAGACGTGTTGCCAGTTACACCAAGGGACAAAGTAAAACTAGCTTTTCTTTTTCTTACTAAGTTCCTCGGCAATTTTTCTTAAATCTCTAGCAGATAAACCTTTATTTCCACCAAAAGGTTTCCATTGTACAAATATAGCTAAAAGAAAAACTGTACCAGCAAAATGCCAAAATGATTGAAATGCAAACTCTAAAAAATTCATATATCTAATTTAAAAAATAAAGGCTCTTGGTTGGTCAAATGAATCATTAATATAGTGAGGATTTTTGACACTTAACATTTTACACCACGTGAAGGTGGCCTTTATCGTAAAACATTTATTATTATATGCCTTAATTAAAAAAAGTTTAATATTCTGTGTTAAAGAAAAATGTTTGGAATAATCTACCATCTTCTAAACCTTCTCCAAAATAATCCAAGGAAGAATGAAATAAATCGCCTCTATATAAAACTAATCTATTAAAAACATTACCTACCATAGCTGTCATATCCCATTTTGAAAAATCTCTACTATGTGGCCAACAATGTTCATTTAACCATTCTTCATTAAATGTTCCATCTTCCAATCTAGGAGGTCTAGATAATCCTGTTTCTTTATGCCTAAATATTCCAGTTCCTCCACTTACTGGAGCATCAGGAGTTAGATAACAAACACCAGCCCACATTGTAGTATGATCTGGGTGAATCCAACTTGAGTCATTTTTTGTTGTATATTGAAAAGCCGTTGTATAATCAAACTCCCAATCGGTTATTTTACCACCTGCTTTTTCTACTATTCCTTGTATAGATTCTTTTAAACCTTTCCAATGATGAACGGGTGCAGTCCTTTGCCCAGGATAGTTTCCTTTAACATCAAATGGTTGCTTTAATACCCACTCTCTAGTTTCATGAGGGTTATTGTAAAAATCATCTGTAATTATTAGTTCTGTTTTCATATTAAATTATTTATCTTCTAAAAATAGTAAGTGTTTAAGTTTTTGTAGATTAGTACATTTTTCATATTCTTCTTTTTCTTCAAAATGTTCAATCATAACATTTATTGCATCTACCTTTGTTTCAATAGAATCGTCTCTTCTTAAAACTGCACCAGGAGTTTGCATCATAACAGCATATGATAGTTTCATAAATTCATCAAAGTCAGTATGCTCTAATGTTAATAACAAACTCTTAATAAAATTCTCGCTAAAACCCTTACCTTTTTCCATTATGTTTATCTTTAATTTTTTGTATTAATTTTTTATCTTCTTCATCCAAATTTGTTGGTATGTCTACTATGATACTTATAAGAAGATCTGAAAATTTATTTTCTTGTTTATAAATCGGAAAACCTTTACCCTTAACTCTTAATACTTTTCCGTTAGCAGTTCCTGGTGGTATTGTAAATGTTATAGTCTTATCAAAACAATCAATCGTTTCTTTACCTCCTAATAGAGCATCATATAAACTTATATTCTTTATAGTATGTAAACCTTGATTATCTACAAAAAAGTTATTATCATTTATAACTTCTATAGTCATTATTAAATCACCATTAAGTTCTTCAGTCTGACCTCGTTGGCCTAATCCTTTTAATCTTAGCTTTTGTCCACTTCTTATACCTGCTGGAATATCAACCTTAATTGTTTTCATTCCTAATGATACATCTCTACTTGTACCATAATAAGAATCTGCTAATGTTATTCTTAAAACTCCTGTTGTATTTCTACCTTTAGTATTAAAACCATATCTTTGATTAAATGCTCCACTGAAATTTTGATTTCTAAGTAAATCTTCAAACATACTTCCAGTAAAGTCATGACCAAACTCAGCAAAAGGATTATTTGACATTTGATCAAACTGAGCCTTCTTTTGTGGATTACTTAAAGTTTCATATGCATCTGCAACTTCTTTAAACTTCTCTTCATTACCTTCAGCTTTATCAGGATGGTATTCTTTAGCTAATTTTCTATAAGCTTTTTTTATCTCATTCGCTGATGAGGTTTTATCTACTCCTAATATGCTATATGGGTCTTTCATTATTTCCAAAAAAGTTGTATCCCAATCAAACTACATGCTAGGAACAACGATACTATTGTTTTTGTGGTGATTCCTTCTCCTAACAACCACCAAGTTAAAAAAGCAAATGAAATGATGCCAGTTCCAAAGCCAATAAATCTACCTGGCCATAATAACCCATCATAATAAT